CAACAGCAGCGAGAGCTAGCAGCATTCCACCAGCCTCCGCAGCGCGCTGACCCGATCAGCGCGCTGCGGAGGCTGGTGGAATGCTGCTAGCTCTCGCTGCTGTTGCACTGATCGGGCTGATGGTGTTACTGTTCGACCTGTAGTTGTTTGACTCTCCTCCTACCGGTCTAGCCGCCGGTTTTCGCCCCGGGTCTCCTCCTCCCGGGGCGTTTTCTTTTCTACTCTACAACCTTCAACTCCGGCGCCGTCTTGCCTCTAAGATGGTCCTCCCATCGGCGGCGCAGGCTGGACTTGTCATCTAGTCCATAAAGGTCCGCCGCCGCCCATAAGTGCTTTTTGACCGGGTATTCGCGCGACTTCACCATCCCCGCATCGACCCATCCGGCCTCTCGGAGCGCATGTAGCAGCGTATTCACGCTCGGCCGCATGCTGTTGGACATGTAGCCCGACAGAGCCTCGCAAGTGATCTGCCACGGGCCGCAAATGACGCCCGAGCGGAAGGGTCCGGTCTTGGTCCGCGCCAGCTCGACGATGGCCGACTCAGAGTGCGACATACCGGCCTGCAAAAGACCCAACTTGGCATCGGTCATCGGCGGCGCGGCGCCTGGCCGGAACGCGGACACGTCACGCGCAGCCAACCACCGGGCGATAGCAGCGAAGCCGCCGCTCTTGTACCACGTCCACAGTTGCGCAGCCGACTCTGTAGACATGATCGGGGCGGGGGACCAAAGCACAAACCATCGGCGATCATCCGACGGTAGCGTCAGCGCCACGCGGTCGTTCGAAAAACAGATTACGGCCAACCGGTTCAGGATGTTCACCGGCGACAGATGCTTGCGGTTGACCGACAACACCTCGGGCGGCGCGGCCAGCAACGGCTTGAGTCTGTTTTCGAGCATCCGGCGATCAGCGGCTTCCGGCATTCGCAGCTCGTTGAGCACGACAAGCTCCGACATATATGAGTAACCCCATTCGGACGCGATCTGATCGTTCTGCACTGTGGCGATGTTCGCGTGACTGCTGCCGCCGATGGCAAACTTCAGCGGTGCCCACAAGCTATCTTTGCCGGACCCTGGATTACCGCCGTGCAGGACGCCCCAGTTCACTTTCGTATCGGGGTGCTGGACTCGGTGCGCCATAAAATCCAGCACGACCGCCTGCTCGATGGGGTCCGGCACCAGCCGAGCGAGATGGTCCAACCACGGGCGCACGTCGTCGTCGGTCGCACCGCCACGCAGATCGGGGCGCCCATCGCGCCAGAGATTGCCCTGGACAGCGCCGTCAAGCGAGACTAGCGGCCCCTCGCCAGCAGCGTAAGTCACGCCGGACAGCACCCTGGCGCCTGCGGCCTGGCGGTTCTCGTCAAAAAACACCGACGCCTCGATGCGCCGTGCGGCCCCGCCTGCGTTAGTGTGGACCGAGTGGCAAGTGACGTGCCTGAATAACGCGTCGAAGTTCCGCCTGGTCAACTGCTTGCGCTCAACGAGGTCGAAATAAGTGTCGTCCATCAAAACGTACGCGAACCGGCCGAACCATTCCGGCTTTTCCAGCCGTCCAATCTCGCGCCGTTCCACGGCCGCAATAACTTGCGCGGCGGCGGCGTCAAGGGCCACGGTCGGTGTCACGTCCGCGAGCGCCGACGCCATGCGGGCCGATACGAGCTCCTCGCGCAGCCCGGTGGACTGGCGCGGCCCGCCCTGGTCGGCGATCCAATCCAAAAATTGCTGCGACCCTAACCCCTCGCAACTGGAGTGATAGCAGCAGAACGCGCGACCCGAAGGCATGTAACGGCCCTCCGGGTTACCGTCTGAGTGCTGTTCGTGGTTCGGACACTGTACACCCATCCAACCCGAACTATTGGTCGGACTGTAGACCATGCCGTTTTCGGACAACCAGCCGAACACGTCGTCGGTCCCGTCGTCCTGCACGCGGATCGGACGCGGGCCGTCACTGTCCGGCGGACCCGGCACGACACCGAGAGCCTCGCAAATCTGCCCTAACGTGAACTCGCGCTCCTTGTCGAACTCGACCAGACGCGAGGCGAACCCGCCCCGGTCCGGCTTGAGGTTGACCGACCCCGGCAGGCGGAAGTTGCGAACCGGATTGCACGCGCCTGGATCCGTGTAGCCTGCTGCGGCGATGGCGCGGATAGCGGCGCTAAACTCGCCCTTCGTGGGCTGCTCGCTGAACACATAGCCCCACTGCTCATTGCCCTCGCTGGTCTCCATGCGCCACGTCGGCGCCAGCGGCGGCACCTGGCTCTTGGTGTTGATGTCGTCCAGCACCATCACCAGCACGTACTCACAATTCGCCGCCGCCGCCGACACGCGGCGCTCGGGGAACCGCTCGATGATGAACGAGGCGGTGTTGCCGTACCACGCCTCGCCCCCGGCACGCTTGCGCTCACGCGGCAGGAAGGCCGGCCACGTGGCCTTGACCGCCCCGTCGGCGTGCAGCTCGATGGTGCCGTTTGACGCGCGGCGCGGCGTCTGACGTACAAATAGGAACGTCTCGCCCTCCGGCGCCAACGAGACCAGATGCTTGATAAATGTGTCGTCTGTATCACTCATTTGCCATATCTCTCCATTATTTTTACTTCGCAGTCCAGCGGCAGGCTCTCGGCCCAGTCGGGCGGGGTGCACATGACCTCGCGCAGCTGCGCAGCGGAGGCGTCGGCCTCGCTCTCCAGCACCTCCAGCACGATCTCGTCGTGGACGTGTGCGACGGCGTGCGGCAAGACGCGGAGGGAAGCTCTCAGGATATCGTTGGCCGTCGCCTGCGTCACGTTCTCGCAGGCCAATCCTGGCCAAAACCGCCCGCGCGGCCACTCCTTCGCGTCGGCCTTGGGCTTCCACGCGGCCTTGGCGTAGCTGATGCTGCCGTCGTCGTCCACCCGCGCGTAGGGGTAGCAGAGCACCCGGCCGCTCGGCAACTGGTACCAAAGATGCGCGCCGTCGAACAAGTAGGCGACACGGGCGGCGCGGATGGCGTGGCCCTTGCACCGCATGGCGGTGTAGGCGCCCTGCTCCAGTCCGCGCCCGTGCGCGTGCGCCCACGGGTTCGCGCGGCGCCACCCGGCGACGGCCTCGGCCACCTCGTCGGGCGACAGCCGCACGCCGTACACCCGCCCGAACGTTTCAAAGGCGCCGGGGCCACCAAGGAAACCCAGCGCCAACTCCTGCACCTTGCCGACCTGCCGCTGATCGGCCGTCACCTGCTCATAGGGCACGCCGAACGTGGCGGCGGCGTTGACGCGGTACGGGTCCAGCCCTTCCCGAAATACACGCAGTTTGCGCTCGCCCTCGACGCTGTCGGCTAACCACGGATGCACGCGGCCCTCAATGGCGGACCAGTCCGCCACGACGAACACATGCCCCGGGGACGGGACCAGCGCCGGTCTGAGCATCTGCTTGAGGATGTCATTGACGCGCGGCCCGTGCGTCGGCACCAGCAAGTGACGCCGCACCATCGCGTGCCGCACCGCCACAGGGTCTTTGGCGGACTTGCGTGGGAAGTTGTGGACCTGGGCGCCGTAGCTCGAATAGCGACCCGTAGCCGACCCGCCGGCAAACACGAACGCGCCGCGCACCCGCGCGTCGTCGGGCGACGCTAGCTCTCGCAGGCGCGCGAACTTGGCGACCGCACTGGCCCACAGATCATCGGCGCACTGGATCACCTCGGCGACGTCGGCGGGCACCTCGTCGGGGTCTTCCTCCGCGAGCGCCAGCAGGTTCGCGCGCACCGTCTTGTCGATGCTGTCCTTCTCGTCCTCGCCCCGGCGCACGACCATCAACTTGCGGGCCTGCGGCCCCAGCCGCTCGGCCACCCACGAGCGCAGGCGCGGCGAGCGCACGGTCGGCACCTCGCCGTGTGTGATCTCTGCGACCCTGGCCTGCAACTCGGCAACCTCCTGATCGGAGTACGCCTGCGCCGCAGCGGCGAGGTCCACGTCCACCCGCACGCCTCGGTCGTTGATCCGCTCGTTGACGTGATAGTCGGCCAGTTCCTGCTGCGACAGCGGGCGCATCGCCTTGCTGATCGCCCGCATAGCGCGCACGTCCTGGGCGCAGTACGCGAACAAGTCCAGCAGATCCTGCTCGGAGTGTTTAAACGGCGGACAGCAGCACTTACGCACTAGCGCCTTGCCGCGATGATCCTTGCGCATGTCCGCTGACGCGAACCGCCCCACGTCCTCCAGCGAGCCGGGAGCGCAGTTCGCACGGGCCTGTGCGGCGGTGCAGACGAACTGCTCGAGGTCGATGGGGATGTGCAGCACATGCCAAAAGATGAGCCGCTCGAACGCGGCGTTATGCGCGTACACCTGAGCGCCGGAGAGCACGGCGTCGGACACAACTTTTGGAAATTCTTGGTCAGGCACCCAAATTTCCACTTCGCCGTCGTCTAGCGCCCACGCCATGCACAGCACCCGCGTGCTGGGATCGCGGGCGTAGGTGTAGACGCCGTGGCGCGGCAGGTCGCACTCACTTTTTGTTTCCGTGTCCAACCAAAGTGTCGTCATAAGCGAAAACGGGGGCTTGCGCCCCCGCCCTCCAGCTAGGTGATGGTTAGCCGACCCGACGACGACGCGCCGGGGCTTCCGCAGCGGGCGCCTCGCCTTCCGGCTCGGGTTCCGCCTCGGTCTCACCGGTCATGCTGCGCCAGCTAACGACCTCAAACACGGGCACATAAACTAACCCGTATTCTTTATGGGTGTAGCTGTCGGTACCCAATTCCACCACCGCTACCGGCTTGGACTGATCCTTCGTGATCGCCTCAGCGATCTTGACGGCCAGCGCCTGCACCGCTTTTTTCCCGCCGATGGAATTGGTCATGAAACGCGCTTCCATGCCCTCGTCCTCGCCGGTCAGGCACTTCAGACAGAAACCGACTTGCAGTTCCCATCCTTTCTTCGCGGCCGCAGGCGGCTCACCCTGTTCCGGCAGCGGCTGAGTCATGGGCACCATCTTTTCACCCAGCATCTCGCCCTTGCCCCACGCAATCCACCCGTGCGTAAAACTGAACGGGTTAACTGCCCACTGGGCGCCATCTTCGACTTCAGTGTGATCGCCGCCAAAAGTCCAATGGCCTGTTTTGTCCATCTTCAATAGCACCATCGCTGACGGGCCGACATCAATCTGCATGGCCCGCAGTGCGGTGGACAGCGTTTGAACTGCGGGGAGGTTGGCGCCTTGGAATGCAATCATTTCGCTCATTGCTGTTTGCTCCTTGCTTTTTAGACTACTTTAGACAGGGCAGCGATGAGTTGCCGCCCGACGTGCAGCACAGCGGGGCGCGGATCGCTGTCCGGCACCACCGTGCTACCAGAAGAAATTGCCACGACCAGATCGTCGGGCAACTTCTCGCTGCGCTGCTTGAGCATCTTCTCGACCGCCGACGGCGACATGAGACTGCGCTCAATGAACTCCTCGCCCAGCACCTCGCGGGCGCGGGCCTCGTCAATCCACTTCCGCGTGGCCCGCTTGGCGACCAGCTTGAACCCCGGCACGGGCAAATCAGCTTCCAGTCTAGCCTGCGCCAGTTCCTTTGCGGCGTCAATGAAACTCTCCAGCCGCTGCGCGAGCGACAGCGCCCGCGCGAGCGCCTGCTCGTCCAGCGACTCCAGTTGCAGGCGCGTCAGCCGCTCGACCTCGCCGGTCATCTGCGGACAGAAGCCCCGCGCCGGGCACCAGCGGCAATGGTCGCCCGTGCGCAGCGGGGCGTTGGGCTGACGGGCCAGCCCGACGGCGCGGATAAGGTCATGCTCAAACGCATCGACCCGCGCCCAGGTCGTCTCCCAGACCCGCGTCTCGTATGGCTGGACGATCACCAGCACGACGCGGTCGGTGTCCACGAACGCCCAATCGAGCGCCCGTGTGTGCCGGAGAGCGGCGGCGTAGAACAGAAGTTGCTCGTTGTCCTGCGCCTCAACGACGTTCGCCCCGAACTTCCAATCGACCACATACGTCACGTCGCCCAGCCGCCCGACGACGTCCGCCGTGCCGAAGATGCTGGTGTCCCAGCTAAACGCCAGCCGCTGCTCGGTCTCCCAGCGCCCCTCGTAGTCCGGGTCGATCTGGTCGAGCGCCTCCATGCAGTACTCCACCTTCTCCTGCTGTTCGGCGGTCAGCCCGAGCGTCGCCATCAGCGACCCCTTGAGGCCGCGCTCAACGGCGCCATGCAGCTGGCTGCCCTCCAGGGCAAATACAGACTCCACCTGCGGCGGTGCGCGGCGGACCAGCTCCGCGCTGCCGGGGCAGTTGATGAGCCGCTTGGCGGTCGAGCCGCCTACCAGATTAGAGTGCATCGCTGTCGTCCTTCTGCTTGCCGACGGTCACGACCACCTTGCGGAGAAACCCATACGCGCAATCAAACTCGACCGCGCTTGGGCTGCTGTTGGTGAGATGGGCGACGTAATCTTTCACAATCACGCCGACCTCTTCTTCAGTGAACTCGATTTTCATGGCTTGCTCCTTGTTGGGGTTGCGGAGCCATCCTACGCCAACATGTCGGGGTTGTGCAACACTTTTTTAAGCAGTAACATAGGAAACATGGAAAAAGAAATCGAAGCGTACCTGGTGCGCAGAGTGAAGGAGCGCGGCGGCGTGGCGTACAAGTTTACGTCGCCCGCGCATCGAGGCGTGGCCGACCGCGTCGTGTGCCTGCCGGGGCAGACGTGGTTCGTCGAAATCAAGGCGCCCAACGGCCGTTTGACTGCGCTACAGACCCTGTTTGGGCGCGAGATGGAACGGCTGGGCCAACGCTATACCGTCTTATGGAGCAAGGAGGATGTCGATGAGTGGCTTGCGGCCCTATCAGATAGCCGCCGCTGACTTCCTCTACGCCAACGACCGCGCGCTTATGCTCGCGCCGGTCGGGGCGGGGAAGACAGCGACGGCGCTGGACGCCATACGGTCCATCGTGCCCGACGACCCGCCGCGCCGGGTGCTGGTGCTCGCGCCCCTGCGGGTGGCGGTCCACGTCTGGCCGCGCGAGGCCGAGCGGTGGGCGCCGGATCTGCACGTCGAGGTGGCCTGCGGCACACCGAAAGAGCGACTGGAGGCGCTACGGTCGCGGGCTGACGTCGTGGTGACGAACTACGACAACATCGAGTGGCTGGTGAAGCAGCAGGAGTTGCGGTCGTTCAGCGTTATCGTCTTCGACGAACTCACGCGGCTGAAGAACCCCAGCGGCAAGCGGTTCAAGGCGCTGGAGAAGGCCATCGGCCATATCGGCATCCGGTGGGGCCTGACGGGGTCGTTTACGTCGAACGGACTGGAGGATGTCTTTGGGCAGTGCAAGATCATCAGCAACGCGCTGCTGGGCCGGTCCAAGGGCGCCTTCCTCCAGCAATACTTCTACTGCCTCAACGCCGAGTTCCAGCAGTGGGCGCCGCGCCCTGGTGCGCTGGAGTTGGTCATGGACCGCATCCGCCCAGCGACCTATCTGCTGGAGGCCGGGACGTACACCGACACCCTGCCGCCGCTGCACACGGTCGAGGTGCGCTGCGACGCCGACCTGACCGAGTACGAGCAGATGCGCAAGCAGTTCGTGCTGGAGCTAGGCGAGACGACCATCAGCGCCGTGACCGCTGCGGCTGCGGGGCAGAAGCTCCAGCAACTAGCCGCCGGGTTCTTGTACGACGAAACGCGGCAGGCGCACTGGCGCCACAGCGTCAAGTTTGAACGCCTGGCGGAACTGCTGGAGGAGAACCAGCGAGCGCCGACGATTGTGTTCTACCAGTATCAGGCAGAGTTCGACCGTCTGCGCGACCTGTACCCGCAAGCCGGTACCGTGGACGACCTCGACTTGTGGAACCGTGGCGATCTCGAGCTACTGCTCCTGCACCCGGCCAGCGCGGGCCACGGGCTGAACCTCCAGCACGGCGGGGCGCACATGGTCTTCCTGTCGCTGCCGTGGTCGCTGGAGTTGTACGAGCAGGCTATCGGTCGGCTGCACCGCAGCGGTCAGCAGCACCCGGTTTGGGTTTACGTCATGCTCATGGACGGCACCGTCGATGAGCGGATCTGGGACGCGCTTCGAGAGAAGCGCAACGTGAGTGAAGCAGCAGTGGAGGCGTTACGTGGAGGATAAAAAAGTGTGTTACAAGTGCCTGCGGTTTTTCTACGTCAGCAACCTGAAGCCTGTGCGCGACCGCCTCGGTCGGCGCAGGCACGTCTGTGACGAATGCATGCGCCGCACTAGAGCGGCGGGCTACGAGAGGGGGTGAGAGATGACTACACTGCGTGAAGCCGCCATCGACAAGGCTACGGGGGAGACACCATGACCCTCGACGAACTCCGCGCCCTGGCCGACGAATATTTCGAGTGGCCGATTGCGCACAACAAGTCGACCGTAACGATGACCTCGGCCCTGCTGTTCGCGCAACACGTGCTGGAAAAGCACGGAAACGCACAGGCTGCAGAAAACAGTGTCGGCGTAGATACCCTCCGCGCCGCGCTGGCCGAGCCTGTGGCGCACGGTTGCCACGTCGACCTTGGCCCCGATCAAGAACCGGACGGCTGCGTGCTGGACGAGAACCGTCCGCATCTTTGCATCTACGCGAAACGCCTCTCTCGCGATGGCAAGGACAAGACTGCGTGCAAACACTGGAAACCGATTCAGGTGAAGCGATGACCGATCTACGAATCGCCGCCCAGCAGGCGCTGGTGATCGGCGAGCCGCGGCGGTATTTTCTCGTCACCAAAAACGAATTTCACGGCGACCCGCCTGCTCCGCATGCGACTTGGGGAGATGCCCTGGCGGCGATGCTGGATGCGGGCGTCATCGAGGGCTTGAGAATCTCTGCGAGGGAGGCGAAATGAACGACATTCCAGCATTTCCCGTCACAGGCAGGTTTTACAGCACGGGCATGACCCTGCGCGACTACTTCGCGGGGGCGGCGATGCAAAGTTTTTTTGCTATCCAGATAACCCCCGTCACTCGTGACTGGACCAGAGAGCAAATGGCTACATGGGCATATGCGACGGCCGACGCCATGCTCAAGGCACGGGAGGCGAAATGACCCGAGACGACATTATCAAGATGGCGGGGGAGGCTGTAGACCCAGACATCATTGCACCCGCATGGGACAACGGGTTCTGGACGCTGGCGCAAGACGAACTCGAACGCTTCGCCCGCCTCATGGCTGCTGCCGAGCGCGAGGCGTG